TGCGGGATATATTAAGATTGAGAGTGGAGAGAATTGAATGTTACCGAGTTTCCTGACAAAACTAGACCCAGCGATCTACGAGTCTGACAACTACGTTGTTCTCGACTGGGAGACAGATACTCAGGTTACTTTCGGTAGCGCAGTTCACCCCGAGAATGGAATCGTGATGGGGTCGGCCAAGATAGGGAAGGGGCACCCGCAGGCAAGAGTCGGGAAGACTGCAGTCAGTGGGGACCACGGACCTTGGTCCTTCTGGGGATCGGAGTTTGAACATGGCAAGATTGTACAAGCCATCGAACAAGCTGACTTCCTTGTAGCGCACAATGCGAAGTACGAGCTGATGTGGCTCAAGCGTTGTGGTCTGGACCTGCACGATGTGCTGGTGTTCGACACGCGCCTTGCAGAGTACGTGCTGTTGGGTAACTTGGCCGCAGGGGATGACAACATGATCCCCCGAGCCACGTCACTGGACATGTGCTGCAGACGCAGGGGTATGCCGATCAAAGATCCCGTTGTGGATCTGATGATGAAGAGTGGGGTTAACCCCCTCAGTATGCCCCGAGCGTGGTTACAGGGGCGCTGTGAGCAGGATGTCCTGTCCACAGAGACAGTATTCAAAGATCAGCTGAAGATGCTGAAGCGGACCAACAGGCTGGGAGTGCTATACACCCGTTGCCTGCTGACTCCGGTACTGTCAGAGGTGGAGTTCGAGGGTATGTATCTCGACGCGGAAGCAGTCGAGGCAGAGTATGAAGATTACACACAGCGGTTTATTGACCTGTCGGGTCAGATGAATAAGTTGACCGGAGGGATCAACTGGAACAGCCCTGACCAGAAGGCAGAGTTCATGTACGACACTCTGGGGTTTTCCGAGCTGAAGAGGAAGGACGGTACACCAAAGAGAACGCCGAAGGGTAAGCGCCTGACTGACAAGGACACGTTAGAGGCACTGAAGGCGACCAACAAGAGACAACGTGAGTACGTAGCACTGAAGGGGAAGCTGGGCACAGTATCAAGTGCCCTGTCAAAGAACCTTGAGTTCTTCGTGGGGGTAGTACGGGAAAAGGGTGGACTGTTCTTAGGGGAGTTCAACCAGTCCAAAACAGCTACTCATCGGTTATCCTCGTCAGGTATTGGATTGCTGTTTGAGATGTTCGAGAAGGTTAAGAAGGTGCAGTTCCAAAACCTGCCCCGGGCCTTTAAGAAGCTGTTTACTGCACGACGGAAGGGGTGGCTTATCTGCGAGACTGACGGATCGCAGCTGGAGTTCCGGAATGCAGCTCACTTAGGGAGAGACGAGCAGGCGCGAAAGGACATACTTGATCCAAGGTTCGACGCGCATATCACCTCAGGCGCTGCTATGGAGGACATGGAGTACGATGAACTGTACGACCTGTACCATAGCGGAGATAAGAAGGCTAAACAGATTCGGCAGGATGCTAAGTCTGAGACCTTCAAGCCATTGTACGGGGGGAAGTACGGATCAAAGAAGCAGATGCGCTGGTACAAGGCATTCGCGGAGCGGTACGAGGGAGTAGCAGCAGCACAGGGACGTTGGGTGCAGGAAGTGCTCAGAACCAAACGGCTGATTACCGAGTGGGGGATGAGATTCTACTGGCCCTATGCCAAGGTTAACAACTCGGGGTACATCAATGTTGAGACCAACGTGTGTAACTACCCCGTGCAGAGTTTTGCCACGGCAGAGATTATCCCGATTGCCATTGTCTTCTTCTGGCACAGGGTTTTGGAAGCAGGACTGCAGGACAAGATTAAGATTGTGAACACGGTGCATGACTCGATCATTTGTGAAGTGCACCCGGAAGCAGTAGAGCAGTACAGACAGATCTCGATCCAAGCATTCACACTCGATGTGTATGAGTACTTGGAAGCAGTATACAACGTCAAGTTTGACTTCGTACCACTTGGCGTAGGTATTACCATCGGCACTCACTGGTCCATTGGTGATGAAGAGAGTTACGATGTGTTCTATGACGGTACGATGTGGAAGGACGGAGAGATTTATGAGTGAAACTAAGACAGGCTTTGTGGCCAAGATCTTCACCAAAGAGGGCACCAGTGCCCGTGGTGCATGGTATGCCAAGAGCTTTAAGATTGCTGCCCCGGACGGTACAGAAGATCCGTTCTTCTATCAGCTGGGCTTCAACACGGAATGCCCCTTCAACGAGGGTGACTACATCCAGTTCGATGCTGAGCCTAAGGATGACCGTGCCCAGACTGTGGTGAAAGGCTCCGGCAGTAAGCCGAAGAACCCCCCACAGCGCACGGCTACGAAGTCGAGTGGTGGTGGCGGTGGTGGCCGCAGCTACGGCGGCGGCGGTGGCGGGGGTGCCAAGGTCAAACACTCTGACCTGTTTGGTGACATCGGTGGCTACAATACTGAGGATGACATTCGCAGAATGTCGTACAGTGCAGCCCGGGGTGACGCCGTAAGTCTGGTAGGCATGTTGCTTGAGCATGACGCTCTGCCCATGTCAGGTGCCAAGGGCAAGGCTGGACAGCCTAAGCGGTTTGAAGCTGTGACCGAGATGGTTGACAAGCTGACCGTGGAGTTCTTCTACGACTCCGCCACTGGCCGTAAGCTGGAGACAGTTGCTGACGCGGGCACGGTGAACGTGGATGCTGATGCACAGCTGCCTGACGCGGAAGCTGAGCCAGAGGCCGAGGCAGAGCCTGCTGGTGGAGAAGCACCTCCGGCTGATGATGGGGACGAAGATGGCTCTTTCTAGCATCCTCGTAGAGACGAAGGATTTCCGACTGGAGGTGGGCAAGCTCACCATCCTAGAGGAGTTCCGGGGACAGCTGGGGTACCGCCTAATCAACAAGCGCACTGAGCTTGCTGAGCAGGAGGGGTTCAAGGAAGCAGATGCTATTCGCGCAACTCACTCAGCGCAGACTATGCTGGACCGAGTGCTGGATGACCCTGCGGGAGACAAGGAACCGGAGTATCCGGTGGATCTCCTCGGGGCGCTACCAACGGAAGGTGGCTTAAACTAGAATCCTGTGGTGGGAGATTGGGGTGGCCCGTAACGGCCTTAAAGTTTGAGACGCACTCAGCGCCCCCCTTTTTGAGGACAGATTATGCATCAACGTGCAAACGGATACCAGTTAGCTAAGCAGAATTACGTGCACCGGAATGTTATGGAAGTGCATTTAGGACGCAAACTGTTTACTACTGAGGTAGTCCATCACAGAGATGGGGACCGCAGTAATAACGAAATAAGTAATTTAGCTCTGTTTGCTACGCAGGCGGAGCATCTAGAGGAGCACCGACGGCAGCGGGTTACCGCCTCTGGAGGTGATCCAATTTTAGACCACTTATGCGGCAAGTGCGCAGAAACGTACCCCGCAACTGATAAGACGAAAACTAGCACGTACTGTAAGCCCTGTCGGGCGGTAGCAGCACGGGAGTCTAGGGCACGTCGGAGGGTAGCCACATCCATATAATTATTGACGCAGATCCGATTGTTTACCGTGCTGGCTTTGCAGCAGAGACGCACAACTACGACGTTGTGTTTGAGACGCCCGAGGGGGAAATGGTCTCGAAGTTCTTTGCCAAGGACGAGGAGAGCACAGCCGGTGACAAGAAAAAGGCGTACAAGAAGGAGCACCCGGATTACACGGTGCTGGCTGACGAGCGGATCGTGGAAGCTGAGCCTCTGGCCTTTGCCCTACGCGGAGTGAAGATCACCATTGAGGCGTGCATCAAGGACGCTGAGCGGGAGTCAGGCCATGGAGCTACGCAGGTTACTGCGCTGCTGTCCGGCCCGGGTAACTTCCGTGAGACCTTGGCCACGATTAAGCCCTACAAGGGCAACCGGGAGGATGCGTACAAGCCGGTGCATTACCAAGCTATCAGGGACTACCTGTGTGAGCGGTGGAGTGCCCGGGTGATCGAGGGCCACGAGGCCGACGATGAGTGCAGCATCCTTGGCTGGATGGAGTACAACGACAACAACGAGTGCGTAGTGTGTACCATTGATAAAGATCTGGATCAGATCCCGGTACCACATTATGACTACGCCAAGAAAGTGTTCTATAAGATTGACAGGGAAGATGGCGATGCTGTCTTCTGGAAGCAGGCTCTCTGCGGTGACTCCACGGATAACATCCAAGGGATGTTTAAGGTAGGGGACAAGGCAGCTGACAAACTGCTGGCCAAGTGGATTGAGGAGTGGGAAGAAGAGTACATGGAGGACATGGACTGGCCCAGCTTCTGGTGGGAACAGACTGTGGAAGCCTACGCCCAGAACATGGTGAAGCACCCGGACAAGTACCCGGAGACCATGACTGCCGAAGAGGCAGCACTTGAAAACGCCAGACTTGTATTTATGCAAACATACCGGGGGCAGCTCTGGACTCCCCCCGGCCTTCCGGATGAGGAGACGACATGAGTGAATTTTCAGTAGAGACGCGACGCCTTGATGAGATTATAGCGGAGTATGATGATGGACTCACAGGGGACAGCCTCGTAGATCTGGGGCAATGGAATATAGCCGACCTGTGGGAGGTGCTGCACATCGTTGACAACGTGATTGTGGAGCGGGGCAACATGGCCGTGGACAATTTGGAGCAGGGATGAACAAGGACGTATACATAGATTTGGGGGATGGAACCCAGTGGTACCCCGGAAGGGAGGGGCACGAGTTCTACCCGGAGATGATAGCTGCAGCCCTGAGTAAATTATGCCGCTTCACTGGCCATGTACGTAAGTTCTACAGCGTGGCTGAACACAGCGTGAAAGTGAGCTATATGGTGCCCGAGGAGTTCGCAATGGAGGGGCTGATGCACGACGCCCACGAGGCGTTGATTAACGACCTGTCTACCCCGATCAAGACATTCATGGGGGATGCGTACACTGCACTGGCAGATAAAGCGGACAAGGACGTGCGCACGAGTTTTATGTTGATGGCGGTGGAGCCTCCGGAGGTCAAGTTGGCCGACGTGTACAGCTGCCTTATTGAGGCTGATGAGTTAATGGTAGGCAGAGGTAAGGGCTGGAAGGAGTACGCCCACGTCCGCGAGATAGCGTTGGATGCGTCACGGACAAACCCGTACCTACGTCCGCAGTGCTGGGACCCGGAGAGGGGGTATCAGGAGTTCATGCGGAGATTTACGGACCTGTCACGCAGATGACATGGGATATAACAAATGGAATTTTTGAATTTGTCGGTGGACTTTTTATCTGGCTTAATGTTCGCCGTATTTACCACGACAAGTGCGTGCATGGTGTTTCGCCTATTGCGACATGCTTTTTCGTCCTCTGGGGAATCTGGGGGTTGTTTTATTATCCGGCTATTGGCCAGTTTTGGAGCACTGTCGGTGCTGTTAACATCGTTATGGCTAACACGGTATGGGTATCTATGATGTGGTGGTACACCTATGGCAAGGGAAAGAATCAAAGTGAGAAAAGGCACCTCGGAATTGGTGCGGCAGACTCGTATTCACAAAGGGAGACCAAAGTATGAGCCAAGAATTGAAGATTGGGACGAGGATTTCGGTACTGAGACCAGCGACGACGCTGGGACCGAAGACAGCGGAAGAGACCGCGACACAGACAGTGACACGTAATGGCCGTGTAGCTTGGGTGGGGGATGCTTCATTCCAGATGAATACTGATTGTGGCCGCAAGTACGTGTTTGCAAAAACACACGACTACACGGTACTGGCCGATGGCTAAGCGGGAGAAGCCCCGGGAAGGGGAGCACGTAACATTTGTCATTCCCATAGAGGGAGTGCAAACGACGAAGACGGGCGTAGTGCAGGATCTGCTGGACATCCAGTTTACGATCCTTGCAGAGGGTGGAGGTGTATGGTTTCGATTCTACACCGACGATGACTGGCAGATTGTAGATGGGTAGCCGCGTAGGCACTAAGCGCAACGATAAACGATGGAGAGCAGGTGATGGCGAGATTTGGGCTTCCGAATTTGAATACAGAGTATTTCAAGGCTTACAGAGAGCACTTGGGCCAGAACGTGTTTACCGATGCGAACCGGGGGAAGGTGATTCCTTTCGTTACCACACACCGACTAAAGAAGGGCTATGCGTGGAGTGTGGCAGTGGAGACACTGTACAACGAAGGATTTATACCCCGGATCTATATGTCGTATCCGCTGAAGGAACCCGTGCAAAATGTTATATCGAGACTAAGGGCCATTTCCCAGCAGACAAACGAAGTCTTCTCAGTCATTTCTCAAAGACAGGGGAGGGTATTGATCTCGTCGTCATACTCCAACGGGACTCCAGAGCCACCAAAAAGCGCAGCCTGAGTGAGTGGATAAAGAGTTATTGCGGGTATACGAGCTTTGTGTATAACCCGTGTAAGAAACCAACAAAGAAGGACCCAGATCCGACGAAAGTACCTGACGATTTGGTAGCCTACTTGTTGCAATGAAACAATTCGGATTTTTGGTTTTTTAGGGGGAGGGCAGTTTCATGGGATTAGCTGGTATAGGAATCACGCAGCTGTTAATCGTTTTACTAATTGTCGTTTTGCTTTTCGGAACGAAAAAGCTGAAGCAGGCAGGGTGGGACGTTGGCGGCATGATAAGAGGAGTCCGTGATGGGTTCGGCGGCGATGGTGCTGACCTCAAGGACATTGCTAAGGAAGTAGCGGAGACTCGTGACGAGTTAGCCGGTGCTGCGAAGGAGTTTACGCATGGCGAACGATAGTTGGCAGCCGTTTGGTAGGATCACCACCGTCAAGGTTGACGTGGACCCTAATGTTATCTGGCCGCTCGGTTACGAGCCAGAGGATAGCTATAAGATCCCTGACAGGGCCGGGAAGTTTTACCGTGCTGCACGCGTGGAGCTGAGTCCTCCGAAGCAGAAGCTGAAGTTCAGCACACCTGCTCAGGCGGAGTTCAACGCTGGCCGGGAGACATGTCCCCGGTGTAAGGGTCGCGGGGCTACCCGCAAGGATATCAACATAGGTTGCACGACCTGTCTGGGTCGGGGGAGTGTTGAAGCATGAGCTTAGGTCATTCAGACTTTGAGATGGCAGTGGGCGATGTCAACAGTCAGGAGAAGGGCAGTGGTGCCCGTGCCAACGGGGGCAAGCCCCGGATGGACCTGATTCCCCTGCGAATCACCGTGGAGGCGTTGCGTACCAGCCTGAACCCTTACGAGATTAAGGTACTGGAGTACGTAGCACAGTTCGAGGAGGGGGATGATGCTGCTATCTGGAGAGCACTCCGTTTCATCGGGGAGATTGACGGGGGGGTAGACATCAAGGAAGCTGCCCACGTACTGGAGTATGGTGCCAACAAGTACGCCGCGTGGAATTGGCTTTGTGGTATGCCTTGGAGTGTGCCTCTAGGGTGCATAGGTAGGCATGTGTTGGCCATAGCAGATGACGAGGAGCGGGATGAAGAGTCAGGCCGTGGTCACTGGGGCCATGTCGTGTGCAACATCATCATGCTGGCCATGTTTACACGAGTTTATACGGATGGGGATGACCGTCCCCCCAAGGAGTTATTTGAATGATTGATGACCACGATGGCATGAGAGTTCTCTTTCTGGACATTGAGACTGCCCCGCATAAAGTGTATGCGTGGGGTCTGTTCAAGGAGAACATCTATCTGGACCGTGTGATTGAGCCGGGGTACACACTCTGCTTTGCCGCACGATGGGAGCACGACGAGACCATGCACTTCTACAGTCTCTTCACGCACACCATGGAGGAGATGTTGCAGGCAATGTATGACCTGCTCGACGAGTGCGACGTGGTTGTGCACTACAACGGTAAGCGGTTCGACATGCCCACACTGAACAAAGAGTTCATCCTGAATGGGTTCGTACCTCCTACCAATTACAAACAGATTGATTTATATCAGGTGGTCCGTAGCACGTTCCGCTTTGTCTCAAACAAGCTGGACTTCGTTGCGCAAGCACTGGGTCTGGGTGGCAAGGTTGCCCACAAGGGCATGGAACTGTGGCGTGACTGTATGGAAGGAGTAGAGGCAGGGTGGGGCGAACGGGTATCAGAGCAAGTGCTGGAGTCGTGGGACACCATGCAGGAGTACAACGAGGAGGACGTGAGCCTTCTGGTGCGTCTGTACTACAAACTGCAGCCATGGATCAGGGTGCATCCTAACCGTGCTTTATATCTTAAGGACCCGAATGTGCGTGCATGTCCGAAGTGTGGCAGTGAGAATCTGGTTAAGCGGGGCATTGAACGGCCTGCTACGGTTAACGCGTACCAGCGGTATAAATGTAATGATTGTGGAGCTAACTCGCGCAGTCGTGTAGCAGTCAAGAAGCAGATCAAGCCGGAGGTGGTAGGATGAGTGATGCAGCGAGAGGGATAGGTGACAATGCAATCCTGCAGCGTACCGAGCAGATCCCTGATGGGAATACGATCCAGCTGAAGTTTGTGCTGCCTTCCGGGCAGCCAATGACCTCTGAGCAGATCCCATCGGACAAGCTCAAGGCTGGGGTGCTGATGACGTGGTGTGAGAACGTCCGTCAGGCTATCAACGACGAAGCGGAGGAGGCTAGGGCGCTCAAACAGCGGGATGCTGACCTAGGAGATCCCCCAGCACAAAAGGCCGCTACAGAGCCTCCTGCTGGCCCTGAGGACTTCATCAGGAAAGCCTTGGACGGTGCTCTGAGAGAGGCCCACGAGGCGGAGAAGGCTTTACGTGGTGCAGATGACCGCCTGACTGAAGCGCAGGAGAACTTGGAGAAGTGGACCAAGGTCGCTGAGGGGCTGGGATTGACGGAGAATACTGATGATGATGAAGACTGAGGGTGTGGCAATAGGAGTGATCCTGCTGGTGGTGTGGCTAGGCATTATAAGCCTGACTTCTAGCGAAACGAAGGCTACCAGTGTGGAGTTCACTACTGAACCCAGCTGGCTCTTGGGGGTGTCACTGGACGGGGAACCGGAAGGGTTCTACATGATCGTGGCTGGGGTACCCCTGTGGATGCCCGTAGAGGTAGGAGACTCTGCTGATGTTCGCCTGCTGCAGTCTCACGTAGAGAACGGGACGTGGAATGTGCACAACGTCAAGTCACAGTGTGAACCAGAGGTCACACATGTTAAGGACGATTGAAGAGGTTATATACTGCACCCTGCTCGGGCTGCTGCTATGGTCCGGAGCTGCACGGTGTGAGCTGTCGTGGACGGTACCAACGGAGCAGACAGTGGGTAGTCAGGTAGTCCCCCTACCCCCGGAGGAGATTGCTGGGTATAACTTGTTCAGATACCCCAACACCTTGGCCTCGTCCCCACTACTGGACTTGGAATTTGTAGCATTCACTGGGGAGATCTTTTACGACGATGGCCCGGAGGGGTTCTGCTGGTTTGTACAGACAGTCCAGCTGGACGTTACCCGCCCGGGGGGAGTGGACATGGGGCCATTTACCCCGGAGATTTGCACAGGTAGCACGGCGGGTGGATGTCACCAGCTATTTGGAGGATAGGTATGCGAGTAGATAAGATTAAACATTTCTGGGTAGGCTGGGTTGTAGGTTTCGCCAGTACCCTCGGGGGAGACTACCGATGGGGTGTGGGCACACCGGCCATAGCTGGGTACGGCTACGAGCTGTACCAACTCGTCAGGTGTAAGCTGGACGAGGAGTATAAGGGTCACCCCGAGTGGGATGATGGACATGCCACCACCGTAGGTGGGTTGGCTGGGACAATTACAGCAGGAGCATTTAAATGGGCACTCGTAGTGAGCTGATAGAACAGATTGATAAGGTAGCCCAGTGGGGTCAGTTTCTTAACTCTGATGATGGCCCTCTGGATCTAGGTGAGGCCATGGCCAAGATCAAACGACTGGCCACACGGGTAGAGTCTCAGTTGGAAGTTGAACGGTATCGTAATCAGGGCATAAAGCCTTGGGGTAAAGGGAGAGAATAATGGATTGGTTTTGGAAAGCAGCACCAGAAAATACAAGTTCTGTGACAAGTTCTGTGGAAGACTTGTTACACGACGTTGATAACCTGCGGGATGAGAAACGAGATCTGGAAACACAGATCAAGGACCTCAAGCAGGAACACCGACTGGCTGATGAACTGATCGCTCACAACGTGAAGATCCGTGAGGAGCAGCTGGCAGTTGAACACAGCAGGAAGGAAGTCAAGCTGGAGCGGGAGAAGGATAAGGAAGTAGCCAAGGTCAGGGACGAGTACCGCACGAAGCAGGAAGAAACTCTGCAGAAGCAGATTGACCGCTCGAATGATATGTACACTGAGCTGCTTGCACGCCTGCCTGATGTCAACGTCGCGTTGACGAATGCCTTCCCTCAGGAAGAGTGATCTAATGGCTAGGAGTGAGTTGGCCAAGGCACTACAGGGACTCCAGCAACAGCAACAGCTGCAGTCCTCGGAGCAATACCACTGGCGTAACCGGGGCATAGGGGGTGGGGCGTCCGCTCCCCCTCCTGCCCTGCCAGACAAGTTAAGGGGGATACCTCCCGGGGGGTCAGTGCTGATTGACGAGCTGGAGTTTCAGCGGGGTGATATGCAGAGAGCTGTGCACCTAGATCCTGATCTGCAGATTGAGTACAGCGCGTATATGCAGCGGTATGAGGTCCGGCGTAGGCCGGATAGGAAGCCACAAGCATCTGCAGCAGTGAGAGCAGCTGCAGAGTGGACTACCAAGACTGCCCGCAACGCAGTGGAGGAACTGCAGGCAGCAGTTAACAGCTGGCTGAAGCCAACCATGAAGAAACTGGGGATATAAAAAAGGGGCGTCGCCATTACACGTTACGCCCCAGTGGGAGAGATCGAGAGGGCTGGCTACGAGAGTAGCTGGCCCTTTTTAGTATTTGTAAACTGCATTATGATCCCACCTAGGGAATCACACTCATGGTGATTCTTCTTATTATCCTTCCACCCTAAAGTATATTTTACTGCGTGGATAAGCTCATGGAAGAACGTATCCTCCATCTCCTCATCCTCGTTCTCTGAGTCCAACTTTATCGTGCAGGTGTTGGTATCACATAATCCCATCTCTTCCCCGTTAAGGTCTGCGATGATTACCTTCCACCTACGTCCTGCCAGATAGAATTCCTCAGGTATTACCACTATTCGCTACGCTTCTTCAGCGCCTCGATCACAGCTGGTACTGTCTTCTCTACCGAGCGGCCACCTACGTACCCACCTATGCCTAGTTTCACAATAAAGAATAGGTCCGCGACTGTCTCTGCCGGTAACGTGGCGGGAGTAAGTCCCATCCAGTGAGCACCAGCGAGGCCAGCGAACCATACCATCAATAGTGGTCTCCATGTCCGGGTCAGCCAACTGTCTGCCTTCGCTTCTTGTATGATGACACTCGACTGTGCCTCAAGCGTAGCTTTCTCTAGGGCCAGTACGTGGCCCACAAAAGATGTCTCCATCTTCAGCAGTGCAGCCTTTGCTTGCAGCTTCTCCTCCTCGGAGGTATGCAAGGAGTCGATCAACTCTGTGACCGGACCCACCGCCTTCGTTATCAATCCAAATATGTTCATACTTATTCTCCCTAGGAAGTCTCGCTTTCGGGTATGGATTCATCGTCAAGCTCAATGTGAAACAAATCATCAAAGCCGTTATCTGCTGTCTCACCATCACGATCCCAGTCTCCTCCCCAGCGTAATTTATGTCCCATCTGTGCACCTACCCCTACAAACAATCCTGCTATGTAGGTTAGGTCCTCGCGTAATGTCTCCTCCACGTAAGGAGAAGGCTGTACGTCGAGAGCCTTACTTGGGTAAGTGTTGTGTTTACTGTATGGCCACTTGACCTTGGATACACCCTGCGAGTAGTAGCGGTTCTGCGTACCCTCGTCACGATGTCCCTGTATCACGGTGATGTCACGGATCTGTAAAACTTTCTCAGCGATCTCCACTAAGATAGGATTGATCGTGCTCAGCTCACGCTGCGACCCTCTCCCCCAGACGTGCATTAGAACCCTCCACCACCACCGAATGTTTCAGCTACACTTTCCCCCGCAGGCTTACCAGCTGCAGCGGTAGCAGCACGAGGTGCTGACTTGGCTAGCTTCATAATCTGTTGCAGGATAAGAGTCTTAGCTTCTGGTGATGCTGCCTTGGCAAGTTGCTTAGCCAGCACAGCTGCCTGTGGCGACGTAGTGATACCTTCCAGCACGACCTGTGCCTGCTGAGGTGTCAGTTCTGCGATCTTACCAATCTCTGTGAACGTATTCCGTAAGGAGGATAGCATACGACCAAAGTCCTTGCCTGCCCCCTTGGCTAGCTGGGAGTCGGACAGTAGCATGAGCTGCCTGTTGAACTGGTTCATGTCCAGAACATTACGCCCGCCTATCTCCCTGACACTCTTCGTCAGTGAACCGTTAACCAGCTCCTTGACCGTGTTTGTCTTACCAAAGGTATTCATGCGCTGGACAATCTCAGTTGTCCGCTTGAGGGCAAGTTCGCCTAGCTCACGAATGGCAGGGTTTGTATTAGCCTGCATCTCCATGGCTTCACCCACAGTCTGAGCTACTCCCGCAGGAGCACCCCCCTTGTTGCCCGCCCAGCGTGCTAGCGTCTTTACCAGTCCCATGCCTGCGTTCTTACTCAGGTTAAAGAAAGCCCCAGTGGACTTAGCCACCGCAGGGCCTGCCATGGACAGTAACCCACCAGCCAGTGAGCTGTGTACGCGTTCCTTTGTTCCCGTTTCGGGATCACCTGACGTAGGAGCCAGTGCGCCTAAGGCACCCCCTCGTGCAGCGAAGGAAACCAGTCCACCACCACCAAGGAAAGCCACAACTTCCGGAGCCATCTGCCCTAGGTCCTCGGGGCCAATACCCTGATCGTCCAGCTTGGCGAACAGAGCCTTCTCGTGTGCTTCACGAGCAGCAATTACCTTGTCTCCCTCGTCGCCAGTGAACAGCTGCTGTGCCCCGTTGAAGAGGCTGGAGAATGTCTGCCCAGCACCCACGAAGAACTTCTCTGGTGTAGAGAGTTCCGGTACGCTGTTCTTGTACTTCTCTGCCTGCTGCTCAAACTCCGCAGCGCGAGCAAGGTGTAGCTTGTTCTGTTCTACAAAGTGTGTGAACTGGTCCTCATCGAGACCAAGGGCTTCACGCCGTTTGTCAATAAGACTCGGGTCTTCCGCAACTCGCTGCTCAAGGACAGCAGTCACTTCTTCCGGGGTCGCTTCCGCATCCACAGTAAAAGGAACACCGTCAACATATACCTTCATCTCTGCCATTAGTAATCAATCCCTTTAATTCGGATCTGTGCTGGGCCATTCTCAGGGTTTACCTGTGGGGTCACGCCCGCTGGCTTAGCTGGAATACCGTGCACAATCTCGTTGTACTCTGCTTCTGGTAGGTGCTGTCTCACTACGCCACGTAGATTTTCTCGCTTCTCTCCGAGCATGGTGTGTGCCTTCTCCAGCAGTCTGCCATCTATAGACTTACGGAAGCTAGGGTCCTCATTCCACAACTCAGCCCCATCCTCCAGCTTCTTAGACTGGAGTTCCATTTCTTCAAGCACTGTACGTGCGAAGATAGTGGGGTTAGCGTTCTTACCACCAACCATCTGGATAGCTAAGTCCAAGTCCTTATCGGACAGACGACCACCCGGGTCTTTGGCCTTGGCCCATGAGTACGCTACGCTAAGTAGCATGGAGTCAGTAACACCGCGTGCTCGCGCAGCTGCGTCAACTTCCTGCTTCAGTCTACCGCGCCACTTCTCGATCATGGTAAGGTCTGCACCAGTAGCATTCTCGAAAGCGCCAACTTCAGCTTCAAGGTTTGAGATAGCCTTCTCAATACCCGCGACAGTTGTCAGGGTGTCAGGCTCTGTACCGACGATCTCCATCATACGTCCTACTCTGTTGTAGGAGTCAAACGTAGCCTCGTAGGTACCAATCTTCTCACTCCGGTCACTGTTGTTCCAGTAACGGGAGTCAGCTTCTCGTGCCTTGCGCTCGTCCATGTTTGCCATCTCTTCACGAGTTAGCACTGTGGTATCTGGGTTCTTGCTCGCCTCGACCAGCTTAGCCTTACCCTCTGGAGTGGACAGGTTGAACGCAGTAGCCTTGCCTGTGCGTCTGTCATATGCGTAGCCAAGGTTGTTGAACACGTTCTTACGCGAACGATCTTCCTGTCTGTCCCGTTCCTGATCTGCTAATCTCTGCTCGTTACTCTTACGACGCTCCTCCTGCGACATCAGCATGTCACGTTCTACCCTTTCGTTCTGGATAGACGTAAGCTCCTCGGCTGCCTGTGCAGCGAGGGCTGGGTCTGTGTGCTTAACCTCGTCGAAGAATGTCTGCACCTGACGCTGGCGGAAAGCAATATCATCTTCCCCTTCCATCTGCTCAGTGTCTGCAAACGCTGCAGTAGCTGCATCTGTTCTTGACCCAGCTAGCTCCTTCTCCGGATCGCCAAAGATTGCTTTCAGGATGCCATCTGTCGCCTCGAAGTTAATCGCGTTAACGTCGTTGCCAGACATGATCTTCGCCCGCTGGGCGTTAAGACGCGTAAGCATCTCCTGAGGAGTTTCAATTTCAAACCCTGCGAAATTAGCCATGGTATAAGCCCCTAGCCGAAGGGCGAGTACGTAGACCCGTCTGCTAAATTAAAGTTACTGAAGTTGCTTGTGGGTACCAGAGGTGCCGCCGTACCACCGATGTTAGTGGATGGTGTACTTCCTAGGTTGCTGAAGAAGTTGCCGATGCTACCTGAGTTGTTAGCGATAGCCCCCCCGATTGCTGTCAGGGGACTCGCACCAAAGTTCGGGTTCTGTGCCAGAGCGGCTAGGTTGGACCCAGCACCGATCTCGGCATTAGCCTGTGAAACACCCACGTTAAGCGCGGTAGCAATCTGGTCACGACTCTGCTGCTGTAGCGCCCCTTCCCCCTGCAGCGCCTGTAACGCCAGAGTAAGATCACCTCCCTGAAGTTGCTGTCCCAGTCCGGAAAGACCGATCTGGTTCTGAAGATTCGTCTGAGCACCTGCACGTCCGAAGTCTGCAGCTGCAGCTCCGCGTGTGAAGCGACTCTGGTTAAGGTCCCCAGCAAGGCCAAGGGTGTCACCAAAGCGGGAGTATGCTCCGGACAGTAGCTGCTCACCAAGGCTGGTGTTAACTGTACCCTGATTCTGGAAACCAGTAGACAGGTTAGCTGCCTGACTCTGCACTGCTCGTCCCTCGTTCAGGGCTGCCTGCTGGAACTGAAGATCCTGACGATCCTGTGCTTCAACCAGACGCCCGTACTGATTGGCCCCACCTGTAGTGCCAAGGCGACCAGTCGAGAAGAGACGACTAAGAGCACTATTAGCAGCACGCTGGTTCTCAGGCATAGCCTGCGCACGAAAGTTAGCCAACGCTGCGTCTGTAGCTGCCTGAGGTGATGAGTTAGCAATCCCCATCTGGTTTGCCGATGCGTCAAATGCCTGTCCTGAAAATCCCTCACGGAATCCATTTGTTAATCTGTCTCCAAACTGCTGGAAGTTACCACCTAAGGCAACACCCGCAGTACCGGATAGTAAGTTAAGTCCCTGCTCTGCCCCCGTGTGAAGTGGGTCAAGAAGCTGCTGCTGAGCAATGCTATCAGCATCCTGCACATTGCCGGGAAGCGCGTCGTGGCCATAGCCTGCGTCGAGTAGCTTCATATTTGCGAAGTCAACCAGCCCTGCTCGTGCAGGTTCTCGGTCCCCCAGCGAACTCATCAGGGTTTCCTTGCCCGCGTAAGGAGCAAAGGCGTTGTTACCCAGCCCCGGGATACCACTTATCATGGTTTCTGGTCCGGGTTCACTTGGGTTTCTGTTTCTATCAATCATGCCAAGCCCCCCCTCTACGAATCGCCGCAGGGGACTTCCACCACCACCACCACTGGGTCTGCGGGGTGCTCGTTCCGGAGCCTCCGGCTGTGCAGTAGGAGTAGGAGAGCCAAAGACCGCCCCCCCGGGTAGGGCAACACTACCATCTGCTGCGAACTGTTGTGCCTGCTGCTGCGCTAGCCACTGCTGGTACCCCTCGGGGTCGGCAGCTACCGCATTCGGGTCTACACCCGGAGGCAGTGTGTTAGGGTCTACTGCAAGACTACCAGCGGGGGTGAACATGCCACTCCCATTGGGAGGAATGGCACCCGAAGCGCCCGTAAGCCCCGCCAGAAGGGAACCTCCGGTAGTACTCCCCGCATTAGGGTATAGCTCGCCTAACCCAGTGATACCACCTCCCGGTGATAGTAGAGTAGGGAGACTAAGCTCTGTGGTCATCTGCCGACTAGCGTCACGCGTGGCGGACGCCTGCTTACTCGCTCCGAGAAGGGAAAGTCCCCCACCTACAACTGCGCCTATCGCTGATCCTGCCATTACTTTAAGTCCTTGCTAAAAAACGTCTCTGTTTTAGAATACCCAAGTCGTGTGTACACACTCTCTGGGGTAGCAGGGTCCACGCTATTTACGTGAGCCATGCTTATGTATTTTATGCCCCGGTCTTTTGCTACATTCTCCGCCTCCCGCAGGAGGCGTATGCCCGCTCCACCTTTACGCTTCTCCGGGGTAACGTAGTATGCCAGCTCCGTAGCTGTCAGCGCGTCGAGGCACCATGGGATGGGTACGATAGCGAGGAGTATGAACCCCTGCACCCCATCGTCGTCCTCGGCTACAAGAACAATGCCGTTGTTGATAATCTGGTAAAGAAACTTACGCGCCTGTTCGCCGTGATACACGGCTCCCTGCTTTGCGTAAACTGTCTGCCCCCAGAACTCGTCTCCGAGATCTGCTATCCTATCTACATCGCTATAACCTGCGGCCCTTACTTTCATTCCCACGTAGTCTCTCCCTACGAGCTGAAATTGCTTTTTCTATGTGCCACCATGCTGCTCCCGCACCGGCCACGATGGCTACGATTGTTGCGCCCAACTGTAGCAGGGCATTTAATTCGGCTATCCATGTCGCTGTGGCAAGCCCTGCAGATGCAGCCGCTGACAGATCAGCAGTCTGCTGAGGGTTAAGTGTCATAATGTTTCCCTTTTTCATTATTGTTTATGATTATTATACTTCATCACGGAACACGCCAATCCTTAGCGAGTAACCCATGCCGTTAGTGCGGTCTACTTTAAACCCTACGTAAAATAGGAAGTACCGTCCCCCACTGATACCAAACCTAGTGTAGGTGTAACGCGCCAACCATGGTCGGGACTTGTCGTACTGGTATCTAACTACGTAGTTAGGAGGGTTATCCCACCGAGGGTACGACTTCTCGATTGGTCCCTTGTAGTGGACTGACCCGGGGGTCACATGGCTTACCAGATCCTCTGGTCTGCACGAGCGTAGTGCGTACCTTGCCCCGTTCGAGAACCCGTTACGCACGGATCTCCACCACCATTCTGAGAACGCTCTGCCCAGCTTCAGCGACCAGTGACCAGACTTCCACCACCACGCCTCCGGGGTAGGGTCAGTCGGTGACGTTTTAGCGTCCCACGGCCAGCACACCTTCGGCCAGCCGGTGGCCATGCCAATGGCTGCCATGGGTAGGGATAGCACCTTGCCTACCACTATGTAGGGGAGTGCTACAATCCACGCAGCTATCTGTACTGGGAGCCACTTCATATTAAAGTAACCGTCCCCGCGTATCTTCCCACCCAAATGTGGTCAGCGCGTACTGATAATTGGTGTTCTCACAACGAACCCGGATCTGGCTTGAGGTATCCATAGGAAGCTCATACCGTACATCATTTTCCAGATAGGTTTCGTTATGCCCTCGGATTATCTGAGTAGACACGTAACCGGAGGGGGCTGTGTCCGTCTGCCTAGTGGCAGTTACCATCACTCTGGTACTAGTGTTGGATGGGGTCTGGTCCCCTAGGCCAAATAGGACAAAGTTAGCCCGCACGTTATCTGCGTCAGGCGGAGCCGATAGGGTGCGGAGAGACGCAGACGTGTGTGTAGTAGTCGTGCTTAAGTCATTCTGAACGACATCCCACAAGAATGTATCCCCCTGCTGACGGAAGGCAATGATGTTGGAACTGCCATTAGTAAGAATCCAACCAAGCTGCCTGTACAGGGTGTACCCTGTGGCGTCTGCCAGTAGGGATGCAGCATCATCGTTTGCTACGGAATCAAACCCGTAGTCTGTTGTACCATCGGCCTTACCAATGATAAAGAATCTGTACCATGTGTCAGCCGTGCGTGATATAGCAGAAGCTCGCCCGCCTAGGCCACCCTCACTCCATGTGGAGTTAAGAGACTTAGTATCTGCAGCACCAGCTAAGACAGATGCCCCAGTAGAGTCCGCTGCCGCGCCTACCGTTACGTCAATCTCCAGCAGTGGTGTTGTCAGGTTATTCGCTAGCTGCAGCCCCTTAAGGTATCCGTCCACCCCGGGGAACGCTGCCCCAGCAATTGTGGGAATCTGTGCAAGATCTACTACTTCAGAACCCCCATCGTTATCAATGGTGATAACTGGATTACCAGCACCGTCGCGAAACTCGATGTCGTCGGTGCCCATAGGCTGTGTGATTGTTAGGCGAGATGCGCTACCGGCTCCTAAGTCCTTGACGGTAAGGGCGTCTACATCAGATGCGGTGTTATCTGCGACCAGACCCACCTCACCCTGCAGTATGAATACTGATGAACCTGATAGGGAGAGGACAGAGGAAGCAATGGTAGTTGTTGCAGTCGCAATACTGCATACATGTGAGGCCATTACAATATTACTGGCCCCGACATTTACCCCCGTAGTATCCAGAACCGTTGTCCCCGCTACAACGTCACCGAGTAAGTCACCAGTTACGTTACCGATCACGTTACCTGTCAGGCCGCCAACTACATCCCCGGTTACGTTACCAGTAAGATTACCAGTGACGTTACCCGTCAGGGTACCTGCCAGTGTAGTAGCTGTGACTGCGCCAAGCGTGGCGTCCCACCCAGCAAGAAACGAATCCTGCTTCAGCTTCTGCGGAGTCATAATCTTGTCGTTAGCAGTACCCGCATCCGCTTCCCCGGACGTGGCCGTCTCAAGTGCACCGATGGCGGAGGTTGTGGCAAGAGGTAGCTGTGCAGGTAGCACAAGGGCACCAGAATCTAGCTGGCAGATCCCATTAGCAATGTTCAGCCCGATGTCATCCTGCGCGTTGCCGATGGCTACCGCGATGGCGTTGAACTCCGTATCAATCTCAGTCCCTCGGATGAGCTTGAGCGGGTTGCCTGTTGTCAGTCCATCCTTAGGGCCGAATAACGTAGTTTGTGTATATGTTGGCATTATGCAAGTCTTCCGATTTTAGTAAATAGTTCAAGCTGCTGTATAGCAAACTCTCCAGATATATCAGCCTCTACTCCGAGGCGGAAGTATTGTCCAGTCTGACGTGCTGGCAGTTTAATAATACGTAGGCTAAGTCCACCAGACCACTCATCTTCTGCCCACTCGCCTAGCCCCCACTCGGAGGTAGCGTCAGCATCTACGCTGACTGAGCGACTGCGGAGTGATCCAACGTCGAAGTCCACTTCCCATCTGTAAACAATTTCTGTGTCATTGTTTACGAAAAGGATTGACCCAATTCTCTTGAGTAGCTTAAGCCTGTCGGCAAACTGCTCACCAAGCTGCAGCCATGGGGACTGGTAGACAAACCTGAAGGTCTCCGTACCATCCAGAGAGTTAGTGCGGTATGTTCCAACACCAAACGTATCCCCGAGATACAGATCAAAGGTCTCTTCGCGGGTCAGCCACGCGACGGGAGCAAGACTCCACGTAGTTATAATGTTCAGTAGATCCCCCTCCTCATCTCGGAATGGGTATCTCTGGTCAAAGCAGAACGTGGTATCCCCGGGGATCGTCAGCAAGTAGAACCCATCCAGTGGGTTATATGTACTGCTGATAGTATCAATATCTGTGAGAGGGATAACCTTATCGAGAATGTCGTTACGGACGTTCTTTGATAGGGATCTAACTGGGTTCGAGGCTGATTCAACTACTCGTACTATACTCTGTACACCGTTACGTCCGAGGAACAGCATGTCAGTATCACCTACCGACTGCACACTCCACTGTGTAAGACATCCTGTGCCCGTAACAACGTCGTTAACGTACATGTCATTAGGCTGAATACCGAGCTGACCACCCTGCCCATCACTCCAGAAGATAATGTGCCGCTCACCAAATACCACGAGCTGGCCGTTATACGCGGAGATGGCCGTCACAACGTCCATTCCCTCCGCCCATACGGAGGTCATGTCAATGCTCCCTCCACCGTCAGCCGTAGCCCACCGTGTGGGATCTAGGAGAGCACTGTACTTTATAGTCTGCCCGTCAGTGTCCAGTACCCACAGCCTACCAAAGGCTGCTAGGGCCACCCCTCGCGTGCTCGTAGGCAGTGTGCCTGAGACGGCGGTAATGGCTGTGAAGTTTCCAGCACCCGTGTACTCAACCGGAGTCAGGCCGTCCTGAAATCCATACACGTTGTCGTTAAAGTTCTGGAACCACCAGCGTCCATCTGCGTCAGTGACCGCTCCGGAGATATCGTTACCCTCGGGGTCAGCAGCGTCGTTGGCTATTCCACCATCCCACGCCACGATAAGCTCAACAGTGCCGTCTTTCTGTCTGTAGTCAAACAGGGTCTTTACCGGGGCGTTGGCAGTAATGTCTGTGCTGGTTATGTCACTGTAGCCTTTACGCGCAGCTAGCCTACCTGCCTTGTCTACGCGGCAATTCTCCGCCTGTGTGGCAAACTCCGGGGACAGAATAGACCCCGCCTGTGCTAAGTTAAGCCCACGGAAACCCGGGGCAACCAGATTGACAGGCTGTAACTGTGCCGTCATTAGACTGGCACCAAGTTGTAGCCACCCTGATCCGCCGCATCTGTACCGATAGCATCATCAAGTGCCTTGCGGTACTTCTGTTCTGAGTATACGCCACTCACGCCCAGCTCCTCTCCGCGCTCTTCTAGCGCGTACCACAAAGCTCCTAGCTCGATAGGACGAACCGGGACAGTGATAGCAGTTTGGGGGGCGTCGAAGGCAATACGTTCCTGCGGCGTAATTAGGTTCACGCGGTATGTGCGGTTAACCACCGCAGATGGGTACACGTATAGGTCAAGTGTATCCCCGCTACTGTCGTCAATAGCGAACTGGGAACTGTACTGCGAGTTTGTGACTGTGCTTGCGTCAGTCAGGTAAAGCAGCCGTGATAGGTCCGCTTCTCTTACTGGGAACTCCTGATCCGGAGTGGTAACGTCAACTACCAGTGGGCGTTCTATCCCTGAAATAGGATCGTACTCACGCAGGAGTCTGCTTCGTTCGTTGGTACCCGTGATGGTTGCAGTGTTACTACCTGCTGTTACCGTCACGTCCACACTATGGCGGAGCTTCCGCCAGTTATGCGAATCCTCTACCTCTTCTTTGATCTGGTTAACGAACGTGGCGACGAGCTTCTGGTACGTATCCGAGATCTCGGTCACGCCGACAGTAATCTCATCCTCACCCAGTACCTGTAGTACGCGGTTCGTCAGTTGTAGAAATGTTACGGCCATTAACTGTCTCTTAGGTTACACGTAGAAGTTAGGTTCTTTGTTAGGAGTAGGAACGCCTGTACTCCAATAATGTATATCAGTCGTAAGCATGAGGATATCATCACCGTTTTCGTTTGACCCGGGAGGTGTGGTACCGTTAGTTATGCGTTCTACGTTCACTATGATGAGACCGTCCGGCTCCGAGATGTCTACACTTATCGGATCTGACTCCGTGGTGTAGTGCCTGTACGCCTCAGGGGTGGCGTTTATATCCTGAGTCCCACTAATTACAGTCCCGTTTGGGTCAAAGGCTTCTTGGTCATGCGACTTAGCATACGAGTACGTCCACTGCCAAACAACGGCGTTTGCATCTGTGCCAGAAGGCTTCCAATGTGTATGGATATACCAGTCAGTAGACGGGTCGAAGTCATGGGGCACATGAAATATAAACTGTGCCATGTTACCTACGCCGAAGGCCCAGAGCTTAAACGGCCCAGACCCAACGGTGGTCAATGTTGGCTTGTTACTTCCGGTAGACGGAATATCAACAGGACCGATAATATCGCGCCACCCGGGATGGGCGTGCTTCAGTCTTGCGTACCGTCTGTCTTGTGCCATTGGTTATATCCCTTTTTTAAATACCCTCACGGGTAAGGTACTTAAAGAAGGGATCTGGCCCGAAGGCCAGTCCCAACTTGCTAGGGGTGTATCCTTAGCTTGTAGAGAAGATCGGCACGATAGAGCTTGTGCGGATGTTCTTAACACCGTAGATCGCGTCAGCGGTCATCAGGTCAGCAAGGAACTCCTGCTTGTACTGGCGCTGGGTACGAACACCCATCTGCTCGACAAGCACTTCAGCGTCGGAGTGGAACAGCAGTGAAGCCTGTCCAGCTACGTCGTCGTCACCAGATGTTGACTCAATCTGAGGAATCTGGTTACTAACGTAAACTCCAACACCATAGGTGTCACCTACCAGTCCGTTACGGATGCTGTTTGAGCCAGAACGCTCACCAACGAATGCTTCTTCCGTGAAACGAGGCAGACCGATCAGGGTTTCCTTTGTTTCAGGACGAATAGCCCAGTGGCGGTTAGCCATTGGTACGTCAGCTACGTCGAGCTTACGGATACCGGCACGGATGCCCGCATCAGCGATGGCAGCGTAGCTGGTACCAAGTGCAGCAACGTCAGCGCCTGCTCCGTCAATCGCTGAGTTAGCGACGTAAACAGAGGTATCACTGTCAATCAGCTGGTAGTTGTCATACGATGTAGTATCGAATGCCAGTGTGCTGAATGAAACGGCAAGCTGCTCGTTAATCAGGTCAGTATCAGTGGCCTGTGAGATGGCATAGCCAGCATCATCAGTGAAGAAGCGACGAAGCGACTCCAGAGCCTGAGTCTGTGCGAAGTCATCGAACAGTCTGCTGTACTCTGTGTGCTTGTCAATCGGCACTGTGATACGAGTGTCATCCGCGTATGCAAGAACACTAACCGTGTAAGGTGTAGTTGTGCTTGAACGGCGGGTTGCAAGTGACCGTGAAGGCTGCGGCAGATAAATCGTGTCGCCCTTCTTGCCTCTGTGATTGAGCTTACGAACAAGGTTAGCGAACACAAGGTTCTTCTTGTAGGCAGCTACTACCTCGTCACTCCATAACTCTGGAATAAACGCGGCATCAACAGCGGCATTAGCCACAATAGCATTTGTGTTTTCAAAAGCCATAGCTAATTATCCTATGTGGTGGTTAATTGGGGTTAATCATTGGGGGTTACTTAACGCGACCCTCAGCATACGCTTTCAAGATCTCGTCCTGAAATCTGGCGTCCTCATAAACATCAGGCTTCTCCAGCTTCAGGCGGATAAGATCACTTCTGCGGTATACTTTGCCGGAACCAGTTGACTGACCGGATGCGGTACTCTCCAGTCCAGCTGCACGCGCTGCATCAACGTCGTCACCACCAGCTTGCTCAGCAGCCTGATTACCAGACTGATCGCTTTGCTTACGTAGTTTCCACTCTGATAGCAACTCATGTGCTGCACCGTAGTCTCCCTGCACGGCCTTCTGAGATACAGTTGCCCGATATGGCGAGCCATTAGCCCACGTAGAAAACGCGGGATCATTAGCAATGTCATTGTAATCGGGATGTGCTGCTACGAAGGCTTGCTGTGCCAGTGCTGTTTCCATTGCTCCAAGACGCTCATTCATCTGCGAATTTGACTCACTGAGTTTTGGCTCGATGTAGGCGTCAAGAGTCTCGTTTGGCTTGTCCAGAAGGTCCGCACCTTCAACCTGAACACGCTCTGGTGTGTTACGATGTAAGTCGTCCTCACGTTTCATGCCGAGTACTTGATCCGTCAGTTTACGCTGGCTACCAAGATCGTTGGCCATGCGTCCGTAAGCTGATTGCAGACTCTTGTAGGAGTCATGCTGCTTACCTGCGGATTCCTCGACGTTCCCTGTCCAGAATTTGTCCTCAATCCAGTCGGGCTTACCGCCCTCTGGGGAGTTCTGGTTGGCAGGTTCAGCGGTGTTTGCTGCTACTGGCTGCTCGGTGGCAGCCTGCAGGTCTTGCACAACACTGCTTAAATCACTTGAATCGTTTCCAAGGTCTACGACTGAATCGTTTCCCATAATTTACTCCTTTACCGTCCCGTTAGGGATTTAGGCTAATTGGATATGTCTTCACGGGGGACCGTTACTTTCTTCTAGCTTACGTTCCCTTGCCGCTTCCTCCTTGTGCACCTTTTCAAACCGATCAATGAACTCCGGTGACACATTCTTCTGTGCCCCCATTGCTCCCCAATCAATATTAGGTGCAGTTCGGATTACTTTCCTTGAGTTACCGCCACACTCTGGACAGTCGTGGGCTTGTGTGCCCATTTTGACCAGCTGAGTGTGTTCGTGCTCGCAGAGGTTACAGGTGAATTCGTAGAGTGGCATGTTAGCTTTGGTGAGCTATAGCTTCGTCTTCTTCATCTTCCTGCTCTCGGTCCAAGTTAGCTTCTGCCGCTACCTCGAACTGCTGCATAGTGGAATCACGCAGGTTTACAAGCTCTGTGTAAGCTCCTTCCTGCCCGACTGCTATGCGGTTCTCGTCCCACGAGTTGGCATGGGCTGCACGCTGACGCGCAACTTCTGCCTTTTGAGTAAACCACTCCTCAAGAAGTGGCCACCCATCTGACTCAAACACACGTTCCAGCTTCATGTAGCGGTCCGTCTGATTGTCGTCAAGATTCTTTAATACTTCCATTGTGTCCATAGCTACCTCTCCCAAACTATTTATGAACTGTCTGCTTGTCTCGCCTTCTGGTCCAGCTGCTTCTCCTGCAGGGCCAGTCGCTTCATAGCGATACGATTCTGTGTTTCGAGCTGAATAAGCTCACCAACCTGAATCTGGATACGCTGCTGTTCCTGTCGAACCTTCTCTTCGGAAACGTCTGCCTCGCGGCTAGCAACCTCAGCTTCGGCTAGGATCTTGCGCATCTCTGCCATGGTCTTCTGGTTGTCCAGAAGGGCACCCTGCGCCTGAGCGATCTCCGCTTCAAACTGCACGTCGGCCATCTTCTTCTGCTTCTGCTGTTCTTCCTCGGAAGGAGGAGCTAGAGCAGCTTCAAGTGCTGCCATTACCTGTCCCTTGTTGTGGACAGCTGACAGCTCAATGATTCCCTGTGCGATAGCTAAGTTAACCTGTGGGAACTCCTGTGGGAGCATACCCATCAGCTGCGTTAGCTGGATGGCTTCTACCTCGCGGGCAACGATGCCCAGCGTAGGCTTGACTAAAAACTTGTAGTCCTGTGGGTAGCGGGTAGGTGCAAACTGCATGTACCGCCACATAGACTTGGTGATGACTGGCACTAGGAGGTTATCATTCACGTTGCGAATCGCACGCTTTGACCTCTTAACAAACGCACCCATCATTAGGCTCGTGTTAGCAGCCCCGCCTTCACCCTTCTGTGCTTTGATAGACGAGGCGGTGTCAAACGCGCCTGTACCCATCTGCACCATTCGTTCCATCTCCGTAGCCTGACTAAACGTAGCCTGCTGGAGATTACCGATCTCGACAGGACGGATGACCTCGTTCGGTGGTCCCTGTGTCAGCCAAACCTTCCCGGGCTTGACCTCCATCTTGAACCCACGGGGTACTCGTCCACTGTCAATACCGATCATAGGAGATGAGATAAACCCGAGGGCGTCAATGCGCGAGCGTAGCTCCGCGTCAAGAGCCTTCTGCGGGTTATATCCCTTTTCCGCGACACCTCTGCCCCAGAACCTCCCGGGAACCTTTTCAAACTGGTACGCTATGATGCTGCGATCCTTCATCACGAAGGGGTTAATCATAGCTCGTAGCAGAACACTGTTGTTCGCTATCGTAACAATCGCTTCGACCATGGGTCCCTGATCTGAATCCGGACGCTGTGCCACATCGCTGGAGATAACTTCATCCAGTGGTGTGCGGTTAGCAATTGCTTCATTAAGTAAGTTGAGGGGAACCTTGCCGTGATACTCCAGTATCTCTACAGTATCCGAATCCCCGTCACTGAGCACCGCCTGTGGATCATGCTGATCTATAGCGTTGTTGCTGCTCAGAGGAGTGGCCGTGCCACTCACCAGAGGGAGAGCTGACTTGTTGTAAATCCCTAGCTCAATCTTCTCCAGTACACTATGAAGGGGCTTCTGCACACGGTGGAAACATCCTAGCATCTCTTGGATAGTCCTACCTGATGGGTCCGGAATGAACTCATCTGGGCGAATAGACTCCACAGATACTACAACCTTTTCGTCACCTTTAGCTGACAGCTTCTTCGTAACATCGTCACGAGCCATCTGCTTGTCTTCTACCACTTCCACGTTTATCTTTACGATACCCGTGCCATAAATGGCCCCCACCAGTACGGACTCACTTACGTTGTCCTTAAGGTTAACCATATCAAAATCTTCGATCAGCTGATCTCGGGCTGCCGTAGCATCCTTCTTATCCTGATCTTCAATGTTGTCCGGTACGTCGAACCACACTTCCTTACCGAATAGCCCTTCCTCAATTTCTGAGACGGACATTTCGATAGCTTGTGCAAGTGCTGGAGCAATTAAGCGTGATCGCTCAGAAGAGCGGTTGCGGTCCTCACTGGCCCACATACCACGCCACATTCTCCAATACTCACCCCATCTGTTGCTATACCCTCTGTCGCGGAATGCCTCCCACGGTACCGCTCGGGCAATCAACCAGCTCGTTAGCTGGTTTCCCTGCACTGCTCTGTCGTCCTGCTGAGCAACGTCTGGGGAATCTACAAGTACCTGATTACCAGATGTAGGAAGATTAACTGACATGAATTAGTATCCTGAGTCCAAGTCCAACGGTGCCCACTCTTCTATGTCGTGCTCTGACACGTAGCTGACTGTAGCCATCTGGTCTACGTAAGCTAATGCGTCCAGCAGATCGTCATGTGCTAGTGGGTCTGGAAAGTCTGCTGCCTGATCCAAGAAATGCTGATTCCACAGCTCCTTCGACTTCGACATCTTACACGTATCGTTCAGTAGCTTGATCCGGCCACGCTCACCACGTCCCTGCAGAGCAGCTACGATACGATCAATTTTCTTTGTACCACCATGGGTCAGTGGCTCGGGTGTGATGTACCGATTGAACCTGCGCATCTCATCTTCGAGGTACGGGCCAACGGCGTTCATCAGTGCGCCCTTTTCAATTCCTAACCTTGCCCCGGTGAACTGCGAGCAGGTGCGTACTATGCGGAGAGCAACTTCCCTGACATCCCACCGTCCGTGCTGCATGTCAACGACATACCACGCCTCCGGCGTTACGTAGGTCACTGAGATGACGGTCTCATCCAGACGCGAATACTTACGGTCTGCCTTCTTAAACCCAGCTAGATCCACAGTGATGTAGAAGTGACCATCTGTAAGCTGGTCGTTGCTTATTACCGCGTTCCCAAACCCATCTGACTGTGCACCAAGCCCCCCGGAGGGTAGTCTGTCCACAACGTCAAACCATTCTGGCTTGAGTACCTTACCTCCTCCGGAGAGGAAGCTAGCTTCAATTTCCTGACGAATCACCTCCATTGGGCGATTCGATGTAGTCATAATTCGATCCAGTTCCTTACGAGACAGGAATGGATTGTCCATACTCTTGAAATGGAACGCTTCCCACTGGTCGAACCCGGGGTTCTGCTCCAGTGCTCCCATGAAGAGTTTGTAGAAGTGGTTCTTACCCTTCGGCGTCCCTATGAATAGGGCTGCTCCTTCTACGTCCATGAGTGCGGGGTCAATGATCTCGTCCCACACGTTGGCCTTCATGTCAGCGTACTCATCGAGTACGACGTAATGGTAGCCTTCACCACGAAGACTATCTGGGTTATCCGCACCCTTAATGAAGATACGCCTACCCGATACCAGCTCTACCCACCCATCGTTAACATTCTCACGACGAATAAGCCCACCCTGCTTCTCATAGCCAAAGATAGCTTTCATCTTGGGCCACATAACACGCTTAGCCTGATCGAAGGTAGGTGCTACGTAGTAGACAGGGTTTTCAAGGGAGAGTTTGTATCCCTTCCACTCCGACATCATTGCCATTTCACCCAGCTTTACGCAGGCGAAGTGGCTCTTGCCAAAGCGGCGACCAGCAGCACAGACTTTGAATCGGGCTTCCGAGTTATACAACGCGGCCTGCCCGGGGTGTAACGACACCTCAAACTCCATACTCCCTCTCTCCCCTCAGAACCTACTGGTTACTATCAGTGCTCTGGTTCTTGCGGCGGGCTTTGATACCCTGTGCCCCATTTATGGCATCCTCGATCTGCTTAGCTCTGCCTCGAAGGCGCTGCTTAGCTGTGTCGAGCGTAATGTCCTTAGTACCAGACCGCTGCTTATCCTCGGCCTTGGGCTTACTCATTACGTAGTGCCCTTACCACGAGACGTGCTCTGGTTGTCTGGCTGGAATGATCTGGTACCCAGAGTGTCGGGCTTGCGCACTGGTGCGCTAGGAGCCTTCCCTACTAGGTTTCCACCACTCGCCTGAGTAGTGTCAGCATTCTGCTTGTCTTTGCTTGCGCCTGTAGACATTATTCATTTACCTCTGGTGTTACATCTATAATATCCCCATCATCGGGGGTTTCTTTCTGGACAGTGACGTTCTTAATAACAAACGTCCATCCTGAATCTCCGCCCTGTACCTCTTCGGCATCTCGGGCGTTTGTAATAACTTTGTCAAGAATTAGCTTAGCAGCACCAACGTTTCCCTCAATGGCCTTCTGGCACATTGTATCCACAATTGCTTGGACCTTCCGACTGCTCATGTTCTCACGAACAGCAATCTCAAGGTCCTGCTTCAGCCCCGTTAGGTGGTTCTTCTTGCCCGGGGGTCTGCCTGTGGGGTTTCCGGACACTCCCTTCTGGAACGTGCCGTCTTCCCGCCTCTCCACGCTTGCTTCAGTCATTGGTATATTAGTAGCTATCCGAGTACTTGAGGTACATGACTACGCCTACTGCGGGATTCAGCCACGCTACGTCCAAGTTAATCAAATCATTATTAGGCCATGCGGGGTCTGGTTCTAAATAGAATTGGATTCCAGAACCGTCCCAGTCTGCTTCCTGAACCAGTTCCTGAACTATGTCAGTAACATCAATTCCGTAAGCCTCGCCAGCAACCCAGTCAGAGCAATCAACCACACTGCCAACGGTGACATTACCCGCCGCTATGTGTACAGATGGTTTTTCTGTAGCTTCGTTAGCCTCGGTTATCATTGTCGGAACGCCTTCCTTAACTGCCCGCACATTTATTGTGCCATGTACTGAGCCAACAGTGGTGGCTCCGCTAACCCTAACTGTCAGTATTGCCTGAGTAATGGTCGCATCTTTTGCAGCGTCTATATCAGGAACAAATATAGTCCCGATTAAACTAGGAGGTATGCCATCATAAGTGCCAAACATCACCGAGTTTGTATACCAAGAATATTCCTCCCACTCGCTCCCTGTGCGCAGGTCTGTCGGTGGGGTTTGGGAAACTATCTCCCCTGCTGTCTTGGCGTGTTGCCCCCATGTTGGTGGCAGTGATTTGTTACCGGATGTCCATTGCTCGTGGCACCATAAAGCCTGTGCTTGCCAATCCTCTGGCAGCGCGTCAAACTCCAGCATCATCTGTGCTACGTGCTTGTGGTCATCTCGCCATGCAAAGCCACCGCTACGCCATCCGGTATCTGATACAGCTAAGTCAGCAACATTGTCTAAGCTGAACAGAGCAGGATTACTACCAGCCTTAGCCCATACGTGCATCCTTTGAGCAACGTGGTCCCACACCAAGAACCCTGTACGGTAATCGTCAGAATCTCCCCCGAGTCCTGTAAGGCTGTCAACGGTGCTGTGGCTGCCTGCGTTCCATGACCACTCGAAATCAACGTCGTCGTCGTTGGCATCGAATATGATACGCATATGGTTATTCCAATCTTCAGAAGAGTCATAGGTAATGGAGCCGTCACTCTTCATACATACGGCCATGACGTAAGATTTACCTACAGGGGTAAATTCCCATTCCCAAAGCTCGCCAAACTGTAATTTTGCCCCATAAGCGCGAACGTCTACTGGTGTCCCTGAATTCTCTGACCAATTACCGCTTACTGCTTGCCAGTGGTCAGCGGAAGATTCTGTAAGGGTGCTGCTGGTTGGAACCTCTCCAGACTGTCTGGTTGCAGGTAAATCATCACTAGCACCAGTCTCATCACCTGTCCAAGACCGCCATAGTTCAGCATCTATATCTGACGCATCATGCGGAAAGTAGCTAACTATCCGCCCGTCAGTTAGCGGGAAGTTCTGGCTGTTGACGGGATCAACAACCTCAGAAAGCCTAGCACCACGTCTACGCCAGTAGATACGGTCCTTGCGCGTAGCGTTAGGAAGGCTAGGGTGACGGTAATGGCCCATATACAGATCTCAGAAAATGGCTCCCCCTCTAGGACTCTAACCCAGCTCAGTCTCCGTTAACAGCGGAGTGTCGTCAACTGGACGACTCAGGAGGAATTGTTTGGAGCGGATACGGAGAGTCAAACTCCGCTTGGCTGCTTGGAAGGCAGTTAGATCATCACGATCATACCCGCGTAATTTGGTACTCCGTCAGTGAATCAAACACTGCCACCCTTCTTTGTAAGAGATGGTTGCGGACTCAGCGCCCGGAGCATTGTTGGAGGAAGGCGGAGTAGTCGAAACCCACCCGAGATCGGGCAGTTCGCTTAGCAAGCGGCTCCTGCCACCCGACAGGTTCACCTTCCGTAGTTGGAGCCTCACCAGAGAATCAAACTCTGCTTCCCGGCTTACAACACCGGCTACGTCTCAGACGAGAAAGGCATAATTGGTAGCGGAGGGGGGTCATGCTCCCCACGCTGCAGCAGCTTATGAGACTGGCAGGCACTTTGCTCCCCGCAATTTGGTCGCCGTGACAGGAATTGAACCTGTGCTAACCGCTAATCTGGCGTATCGGAGGTATAAGCTCCGTCGTGCTTCCATTTACACTACACGGCTGTTGTTTGGTACGCACGGTAGGATTTGCACCTACACGCCTTGCGGCACTAGTTTCTAAGACTAGCGTGTCTGCTATTCCACCACGCACGCATTGTTTGGTACTTCCGGTAGGGGTCGAACCTACACTTGTTCGGATTTTAAGTCCGGTGCCTCTGCCTGATTGGGCTACGGAAGCATTGGTTGATCCTGTCTCGATTTGCACGGACACCTTACCGCTTAAAAGGCGGATATGCTGCTATTAACACCAAGGATCAGTTGTTTGGTAGTATCGGGAGAATCGAACTCTCGTCTGTCGGTTATCAGCCGATTGCTCTGCCATTGAGCTACGATACTATTATTTGGTCAGTCCCCACGGTTACGCTCCGCGTCCACCCGCTTCCAAGGCCGGTATGCTACTATTACAATAGGGACAGATTGTTTGGAGACGCAGCACGGAGTCAAACCGTGGCGAGCTGGGTTGCAACCAGCTTGGTGCTCCGCACACCGCGTCAAATTTGGTGGAGAACATGGGACTCGAACCCATCAGGCTATCTGCGTGCAAAGCAAATCCGGGTGCCCTTGCCCGATCCCCGTTGTGTGGTGCATCCCGAAGGTATCGAACCTCCCTATTCTGGTCTTCAACCAGCTGCTAATCCATCTCAGCTACAGATGCGTAATTTGGCTGGCCCAGTAGGATTTGAACCTACATCTTCCGGTTCAGAGCCGGAGATCCTGCCAATTGAACGACAGGCCAACAATATCTTTGGAACAAGTGACGAGACTCGAACTCGCTAGGCTACGGTTGAAAGCCGCACTACTCGGACCACTTTGTATTCACTTGCATTGTGTTTGGCGATCTGTACGGGAATCAAACCCGTCTCTATTCTCATAGACAGTGAGATGTACTCATCAGAATACGAACAGACCGTTGGGGTGTCTCCGTGGAGTCGAACCACGTTCAGAGAGGATCACAACCTCCGCTTCACCAGCAAAGTTTGAGACACGTTGTTAACTTATGCCGTAATACGGCTTTATCCACTTGTGGTAGTGTCTACCCTTGGACTGTGCTGCCATAAACTTGGCCACGTCAACAAGGTCTACATCTGGATATTCATACGTCGGATACGCGTCCCTATTAGCGAACCGAATGGTCATCATGTCCGCTAAGGGCATATACCCGATATTCTCGATGGCTGAGCTGCTGACATCCCGATTAACGGTCTCACCACGCTCTGCCACTTTTTGAAGAATCTCAGTAACAGTCTGCGCAGCAGCGCCAAGTTTAGCCATCCTACTTCCTGTCTGGTCGGGCCACTGGTGGTCGAAACCAGATCTCACCGCTTAAGAGGCGGGACTCTGCCACTTGAGTTACAGCCCAATAAATTGGCACCCCCACTAAGAATCGAACTCAGCCTATCGGGTTCGTAACCCAATGTCCGGTTCCACCGGCAGGGATGTAATAACTCTCGGTTTTTGAACCCTACGGCCTTGCACGTAGGACCTCTCGGGATGAGGGGGGGTCATTTACACCGAGCTGACCCATACTGCAGTATTTGGCACCCTCACAAGGAATCGGACCTTGCACGTCTGGTTTAGAAGACCTGACTGGGCTTCCAGCCCTAAGGGTATAGTATTTAATATACTCTCATCGAACCTGAGTATATTATTTTATTGGCAGAAGGCAGAGGAGTCGAACCCCATCCACGTAAGCAGAACCGAGTTTTCAAGGCTCGTCGCAGGACCATCCCCGCTGCATTACCTTCTATTGTGGTGAAAAGGTGCTTTTACGGCCTGCTTCAGCCTCCGCTACCAAATCCCTCGCATCCCCGAGGGCTTCACCGTAAAGTGTGGTCACGAGGGCTTCGTCCGTAAACGCAATCCCCGCAATCTTACTGTTGGCCACTTCAATGACCAATGTACCATTTTTGATACATTTCTCACTGAGAAAGTCCTGAAACTGCTGTGCAGCCTTGATATACTTGTCCGGAGCTGTCTCCGGAGTGTGTACCTGATAAAAGGGCTGACTTTCGTCATCTTCTACCTCTACCACTTCCGGATCGCCGGGACCTGCCTCAAAGGCTACATCCAGCGGATTTTCAGCCGCTACAAAATTTTCATGGTCTTCCCAGTCATCCGGACTTGCTGCATCCTCAGCTGGCTTGTTATCTTCGCTCATGTGATAGCTCTCCCGTGCGTATCAATAAATGTTTGGCAAACGTGGTAGGAATCGAACCCACCTGCTGAGGTTTGGAATCTCTGCTGGTCCCAGACCCACGAATACGGAGCGGCGCGGAGGACTTCAACCCCATTCTTTCTGTATCACCGACCTCGCGGGGAGCGACCCCACTACGGCTACACGTCGCATTGTTTGGCCGAGCACGCGGGATTTCAACCCGCCTTTTTTCCCACGAGGTGCTACCTCGCCGGATTCACCGGATCAATAACCGTATGCTCGTTAATTTGGTGCTGGTCTAAGGTACTGCCCCTCAACTGCCTTGCGGAACGGGTTTACAATCCGTACACGATCTTTACGTGTCTACACCAGCATATGATTAACTAGAACTCGTATTCACTTCGTTCTGTTAATCTCAGATTTTACGTAGTCCAAAACGTAGTAAAATCAAGTCTTGTTCGTTTCGAGTCCTTGTTTAAAAACAAGTCCTCTCAACTACAATATATCCCGCAGGATCTGAGAATGTAAACCCTATTTCGTAAATAAATTCGATTTTTCCGTTTTGGACTCCAAAATCGCGTATTTCGACTAAAAATCGGGTCAAATTGGGTGAAATATCAGGTGTCCCCCCTAAATTTCCTTTTTTGTCTTACTTTTCAGTGTGTTACGTCATTTAGGGGTCAAAAGTGCTCCCTGCATTGTCCCAGATTATGCGCATATGTCGAATAATGTGCATATTGTCGTCATATTGACTGCATATGTCGGCCACCTCAGCTTGGATTTCCTTGTTTTGTGCGCCATTGTGCCTACCGGCGAAAAAAAATTAACTGGGTACCCCCTCCCCCCCTAAGTTGGCACGATTCTTGACAGCAGCTGCGTAGAATTAAACTTGACAAGAGGGCGGGAGTGTGGGTCACATGTCAGGGCGGAGGGCATGTCATGCCATGACTAGACAAGTCGAGGCACGGTGCAAGAGATGACACGAGCAACACAGCGCAGAGCGTTGACATGTCAGGGAATGGTAAGCACTGGGGGCCACGTCCTACCGCGACCAAAGTCTGCCCAGTCTGCGCAATGCCAGCTTGACTAGATACCGCCGCAAGATGCGGAGCTGCAGCACGGCTATCACATCGCCCGCAAGGATTTGAATAGTCCACGCTGCAGCCCGTATCCGTCGCAAGCTCTTAAGCAGTGGCCTGCTCGGTTGGATCGTTCGCGTCGCGCTCTTGCTCAGCGTCGCGGCGTTCCTGCTCCGCCTTCAGCCTTGCAACCTCTTCCAGTTCACGCGTCACCGCATCGCGCCCCCGTTGGTAACCAGCGTCGCCCGCCTCCTGTTGGAGCTTGGCAAGGTAATGATCGAGCTTTGCCAGATTGTCGGGCAGCTCGGCAGCTGGTAACTCATCGGCAACCTCATCAATGTCAAAGAAGTCGGTAAAGCTGGAATATCTCAGGGCCTCCGATACCAGATCGCCAGCGTCGAGGTTTTCTAACGCCTCTTCCGCCTTCTCATCTGCAATGTTGCCAATGTAATAATCCAGCTCGCCGCTATCCTTCAGCTCCTGCGCGATGTCGTCAATGTCCAAATGTACTTGTATTTCCATGCTTATATACTCCGGTGGTTATACGTTGGGATAGGTACGCGGGGCCAGTGTGGACTCGCGGTAGTGGTGTGGCGTCGGGCCTTTGTAAGAATCAGGCTTTGACCACGGCTGCAACATGCCAGCATTGGCCAGATTGATGGGCGGCATAATCCTGCCCAGACACTGGCCAGACTCCAAGTCATAGATCGGGTTGCCAGCTGGGTGGATGTCATCCGACTTATACAACGTGGTGGTGATACGTCCGGCCAGACTATCGGCCTTTAACGGTGGAATTTTCATCATGCTCATAGACTCCAGTACAGGGCGGCAAGGGCCGCATTCAATATAACAACCAGAGCAAGGGCCAGACGTTCGGCCCTCGACTCTGGTGCTGGTTCGCGGCGGTAGATTGTCCGCCGTGCGTCAGGGTGCAACATTACTTACCGGCTCCCTTCTCGCTGGCTGGCTCCATATACAGCCCGATTGCATCGCGGGCCATGTATGTGACGAACCAATTCTGGCCATCAGTCGCGCCCACATCCTTGGGGGCATAAAAGTCTATTGAATAGCTGGAAGACTCCGGAAGAGGTACCCGACAGCTCCAGAGGTACACTCCCGGCTGGCCCTTCTTTTGTTGCTTCCGGATATCCGTCTGACTCCAGTACTCACGGGCCAGTTTTTCAAGGGCTTCACTGCGTGTAGCAGCAGTGGCCCAGCCGAAGGCACAGCTGGCGAAAAAATGCTCAGCGTTGTGCGCGTCTTGAATTGTGTCTGTGGCGTTATCCATATTACTTATCCTCCGTGTCGATAGCGTCGGCCAGTGTCACCAGCTTGGCTGCAAGCTCGCGGACATCATCCGTAGCCAGATAGAGGGACAAGGCTACTTGGCGGGTATCGCGTGCGTTAACCCATATAGGAAAGCCGTCGCCACGGCATGTGCTGGCCTCGAACTCTATGCTGGCATCAGCCTGCCCGCGTAACTTCACGGCCAGCTCTCCGGCTGGGGCTGTCACCGGCTGGGCCTGCAAATCTTCTCGCAAGTCGGCCAGCTCCTCCTGCAGGCTGTCACGCTGGTCTCTTATATTCTGCAGTTTAAATTCCTGCTCTGCTGCGGTCTCTTCCAGTATCGCGATCTGCGTATGCTGGCCCTCGATCAGAGGCAGCAGCACAGCTGGTGATTGTGTCCGTAGTATCCGGCGGGTTGTCTCTGTAAGTGTATCCATGGTGTGGCCTTGCGGGGCTTCCGCGTTGTGTTTATGAGTGCCCACCTTAGCACGGCATTTCTGGCCCGTGGTTGTTTTTATGCAACAATCGCATATAGAATTTTGTCATATGCTCATATCAAATCGGACTGTAAAAAGCTGGCATTCTGGCCAGAATTATGGTTGCGATTCAGCTGGACTGGATCTAAACTGGATCGGTCAAAAAATGACCAGCGTGCCTGAGACCGCCACTGGTGGCCAGTATACGATTAGGGTGAGGAATTTTTTGAACTTTTATACCCCCCAGCTGTCTGATTGAGATGAGGAATTTTCCTGATTCTAGAATGCCCCAGCTTACTGGGGTGACCACCATGCGGATGAGGAATTTTTAGGGGTAGACATACCCCCAGATCCGTGAAAGAATGCGCCCCACGTTGACCGAGGGCAGTACCATGACACGCAAAAACTATGTAGCATTCGCCGCCATGCTGGCAGACATTCACGTTAAGAATGATCCGGTAGCTACGCGCACCTTTGACAACATTGTGGAGGGGATGGTAGACGTATTCACTGAGGATAATCCTCGGTTTGATGCTGACCGCTTCCGCGCAGCGGCGGGGGTAGAGTAATGTATTTTACTGCGGATGTTGAGAACGCCGGGGCAGTCGAGTCTGCTACATTCAAAGCGGATGACATTGAACACGCACGGCGCGTGGTCTGGAATTACGGATGGCCGGTCACTGATCCGGAAGCACTGGAGGAGCCGAGCGATGGATGAGCCACTTATCATGGATCAGGGTAGCTGGAATGATTTACTACAGGACAAGCTGTGGGAAATTGAAAACTTAAAAACCAGACTGCAAATCTATCGTGAGTTAAACGCAAGCTGCCCAGAGTGTAGCAAGGCGCAGCCGGAGGATTTTACAAATGCGTGATTTAGCGGAAGTATACCAGCAGCATACTGAATGGCTGCAGGAGGGTTTCGAGGATTTTGCTGGTGAGGTGGATGAGTTTGGCCTTGAGCCTAACACTCACCGGATCAGCGCCCAGAGTTATGACGGGTTTATAGCTCACACTAACGGCGGGCTTAAGGTGCAAGTTATGCGCACACTCAGCCACTCATACCATGAGGCCGGTCAGGCCGAGGCTAACATCATCGAGCCGTATTACGATAATGCGGTGCGTGATGCAGCCATGCAGTTTATTGATGAGCGCGACGAGCTACGCGACGCGTGGAATGAGCAGGAACTTGACCCGTCAGAGTTCCTATACAAGCGGTGGAATGACGCGGAGGAGGATCATCAGCCTACGCTCCCGCTGTTTCCTGATGTTGAGCCAGTACAATTCTGGCAGACTGAGCTAGGCGGCGAGCGTGAAACATTCTATGAATTCGAGAGTGAATACATGGTGGAAGGCGGAGCATATTTTATTGACCTGACCGCCATATTCTACGCGGCGGATCATCGCCGTAATATCACGGGCCATGATGAGCTGTATATTTTTGCTGGGGTGAATACAGACTTTGAATATGGCCGGGAGCGAGGGCTGGAAACTACATTCGAGCGCACGTATCCGGTGAGCCGGTTAACCCAGTCACGGCTTACCACCGTGCTAGCAGCAGCCGCAGAGTCACTGTAATGCTTAAATTCTTACGCAAGTGGCGCAAGCGGATGTGGAACTGGCAGATTGTAGCCGGTGACTTGATCGCAATTTTAAATGGTAGATTCATTCGACGCATGGTATTGAAAAAGACTTTACGCAAGTCAGGCCGTGCACTCAAAAAGCTAACGGGGTAATACATATGAAAACTGAAGCAGTAACTTTTATAATCAGCGGGTATCAGAAGGATCTGCCGCTGGAAAATAACCAAGCGGCACACGCTTATCTCAAGGCCGAGCTGGATCATCACAACATAGGCTACAAAACCGTGGCCGGAAAGTATAAGGGCTTTGAAGAGCAGTCACTGGTAGTGGTAGGCGCGTGGACTGCCCTGCTGCTGGATCTGGCGGATGATGTAGGTCAGGAGTGTATCCTGATGCTGGATGCAAACCGGGAGGCATACCTGCTGTATGTGGATGGTGATGAGCAGGAGCATATCGGATCATGGGTGACAGCTAGCAAGGCGGAGGCTCTAGCGGAGGACAGCTGGACTTACTGCCCTGCTCTCGACTCATACTACGTGGTGCGCCCATGAGGCAGGCGTGGCGGTACCTGATGGTAGGCGTATACCTAATCAGAAAATTACGTGGATAGTTTCTTTTTAAAATTGGCGTACACTCGCAGCCTGTGGCCCCGGCGTATTTTTACGCTGGCCGCTGCAGGCGGAGTGTCAGGAGGGTTTTACCATGCAGCTATTTATTTGTATCAATGGGTGCGGACAATCATTCTCGGAGGATAACGCCCGCTACATTGGCGGGCCGGATGAGCCTACGCATATGATCTGCCCGTTCTGCGGGGAGTCTGACCTTGCAGACGCGGAGGCGTGTGCCGCGTGCGGAGAGGAGCAGGCAGTGGAGGACATGACCGAGGATTATTGTTGGGATTGTTTCGATTATTTAATGGATGCGGGAGAATTCGATTGAGCGAGCAAAAGATTTGTCAGTATTGCCAGCAGGTAGTTGAGGAAATAACGCCACAAATGGCTGAGGATATTTTGGTAACGGCTATCGAGGGGGGTATTAACTACTGGGTGGATGAGCTGGACACCAGCAAGGTACGGTATTGGGATATGGAGGAAATTCTACGGGAGGGGGAGAAGTCACGCCCACTATTCAGGGATGGGGGGATGCTGTGGCTGCAGACGGAGGAGGGTGACTGGTACAACTTCGGAGTGGATGCTGTCATCCGTGGTATCCGGAAGGCAGCTGCCCACTATGGCCAGAGCGTGAGGAATTTTTACGAGGATCACGATGCCGAGGGTGCAGATGTAGCTATTCAGTTTGCACTGTTCAGTGAGATTGTCTATGGATAATCCACTGGCGAACATGAACAAACATATTTTGGAGCCGGACTACCGGGAATTCCTCTGGGATCTGCGAGGGTTCTGGAACGTCCACGAGGAGGACAAAGGACATGAGTGCACCGTTACACAGAGTGAACATGACACTGGCCGAGATTCAGCGACTGCAGGATCTGGTCAGGTACGAGGCAAAGATTCGCGGGGAGTTAACCCGCCTGAAGCGAGAGTTGCGAGCAGCGGAAGACTCCGCACTGGAGGTAATGGGTGAGTAGCTACGACAAGTACAAGGATGAACTGAGTAAGCTGGATCGTGCCAGCTGGGCTGAGGCAGAGGATCTGCTGCTGGACGGTGACACCAACGGTGCGGTGGAAGCCCTGCTGGTTATCGTACCCGACGCGGCACGAGCATATGCCAAGGCAGTAGCCGTCCATGGTCTCGACTTCGATGACCTGATTGGTGCTGGCAACTTGGCGTTAATGGAAGCTGTCTACGGGTGGAATCCGGGGGGTGAGAGCCTGAAAAACTGGTGCTACAAGAAGGTTGCCCGTGACATGGGTAGGCATGTTGGCCGGGAGCTGGGGTTCTCCATGCACACTGAGCCGGAGCTGCCTCTGGGGCACGACGATGAGCAGGTGGATACCACTGCCTCACTGGAGGAGCAGGTTCAGGACAAGGACATCCGTGAATGGCTGACGGATAACCTGACTACAGCGGAAGCTGAGGTTGCCCATTTGGTTTATTTTGGGGGCAAGGGAGTCCGTGAAATAGCCCGTATTAAGGGGGTTTCAGGGGCAGCTGTCAGTAAAATCCACCGTAGGGTGATAAAAAAGTTACACGGAGGGGTTGACACTTTGGGTATGTCTCGGGATATATTGTAGTTGTAAGACTATAAATAATCTAACTAGACTTTACTTATAACTAGTTGTTCTATATACGCCCTGCACCAAGCAGGGCTGTATATAACTAGTTACTTAACTAGTCATATAGGGTAATAGTATGAACCGTGACCAGTTGAATAATCATGTCCGTATGGAAGCTGAAGAGCTTCCCATAGGTGAAAGTAGAAAGTCACGCTGCCCCGTCTGCGACGGAGGCATGACTCGTGAAGTCAGCTTCTCAGTCACCCGTGACCAGAGTGGTATCCTGTACAACTGCTACCGTGCCAAGTGCTCGACAGCAGGCTTCGTGCCCACAGCTGGCCAGCTGATACCTGCCAGCCGTAAGACACCGAAGACACGTCCGTACCACTACCCCGTGCTGCCGTTGGAGGTCTGCGATGAGGAATATTTCTATCAGCGGTTTGAGATTGCCAACACAGAGCACATCTTTAGATCGGAGAGGGATGAGTACATACTGCCGATACTGGACGCCCGAGGGCTTACGCGAGGCTATACAGTGCGTCAGCCGGTATGGTCGGGAAGCCCGCAGGCTCCAAGGGGAGGGACTACGTTCTCTACAGTGCCAAAGGCGCGTTGTTTTCCCCATGTTCCGGAGCCAATGCAGTCGTTTTACTTCCCCGGCTCGGGTCTTTATCGTAGACAGCAAACACTTGTCGCGGTGGAGGATCAAGTTAGTGCGATCAAGGTCGCGCAGGAAGGCTTTACGGCAGTCGCGCTATGCGGTACCACAGTTAACATGGACAAGATCCGCGAGTGGAGTACCCTATCTCCGGCGCAGGTTCTTATTGCGCTCGATGCCGATGCTACGGGTGAAGCATTCAAGATAGCCAGACGTTGGGGACTTGCATTCCCTGTCGTTCGGGTTGTCATGCTGGAAAGGGATCTGAAGGATGAACTGTCTTCAGACATTGCACATGTTTTGGGAGTTGAATAATGAAGAAAGATTTTAGCTGGGATGACAGGATGCTGGTGGCCAAGGCGTCGGTTTATGCACAGGATGCACACCGGGGCCAGTACCGGAAGTACACGGGCCAAGACTACGTGGAGCACCCGGAGGCAGTAGCTGCACTGGTGCGCCTGTGGGGTGGTACTGCGCAGCAGGTAGCTGCAGCGTGGCTGCATGATGTACTGGAGGACACGGACACGACCCGTGACCACCTGCTGGCAGTGTTCGGGGGGGATATTACCGTGCTGGTCGAGGAGCTTACCGACGTGTTCACCAGTGAGGACTACCCGGACATGAACCGTGCTAGCCGTAAGGCGCTGGAGGCAGAGAGACTGGGAAATGTTAGCGAGGAAGCTAAGACGATCAAGCTGGCGGACATCGCAGATAATACCAAGGACATTGTGGCCCACGATCCTGATTTTGCAATCGTGTATTTCAGGGAGAAGGCTACCCTGCTGGAGTATTTAGTATGAAAGATGCAGCCGTAGTTAGCGCATGTATCGCTTCACGCGACGCGTTTGATGCGGTGTCCCACCATGTGGAGCCACGGGAGTTCAGCCCACTGGCTGCTCACTGGTGGCCCTTGGTAGCTGAGTGGTATAACCGGGACAAGTCAGCGAAGGCTATTGATCCGGTGATGCTGCGCGAGCGGGGGTTGCGCCGTACAGATGAGAAGCACAGGGAGACACACGCGGGGTGGTACGATGACCTGCCCGATCCTATCTCTCCGGAGAACACGGTGCAGGAGTTGCTGGAGATTAAGCGCACCACGACAGGGCTGGAGCTGGCCAGTGAGCTGACCCAGCCCACAGCGAGCAAGAGCCTGCCCCACCTACTGGAGAGGTACAACGACCTACTCACTGCTACATCTCTGGAGCGGTCTGACCTGATCTACGCCGGGGACGTGGACGATGTGATGGATAACCTGAGTGTGGAAAACAAGATCCCGATCTACCCGAAGAAGTTGAACGATAAGGTAGCTGGGGGGTTATACCCCGGGGACTTCCTGTTGATCTTTGCTTACCCGGAAATGGGCAAGACTCTGTTCTGCGTGAACTTGGTCGCCAACTGGCTACGCCTCGGTAAGAAGATTCTGTACGTGGGTAACGAGGACAAGATCCACAAGATCAAGTACCGCGTTATGCTGAACCTCGCCAACATGACCAAGGCGGAGTCGGTTAAGTTTCAGGATACGTTCAAAGAGCGAGGGGCAGCACGGGGAGTGAATGATCGGCTGGTAGCTGTGCACTTACACCCGGGCAGCGTGCCCGAGATTGAGGAGCTGGTTAAGGAGCACCAGCCTGACATTCTGGTGGTGGATCAGATCCGCAATGTCGGCTCTGCTAAGTCGGAGAACAACACGTCACGGATGAATCAGGTTGCCATTGATTTCAGGCAGCTGCTGAGTAAGCACCAGATCCTTGGCGTTGGGGTAGCGCAGGCTAACCCGGGAGAGCATGGCAAGAAAAAGCTATGGTTAAGCTACGACGATGTGGAGGGGAGCCGTACAGGTTTACCGTCGCAGTCTGATGTGCAGATCGGTATCAGTGCGGACGTGGAGATGCAGACGCACCACAATCGCACGGTGAGTATCTGCCGCAACAAGGAGTCGGGAGACCATGAAGGAATTATTTTATCAGTTGATACCGAAAGGAATAAGGTACTATGATTGACAGAACAACAGATCCAGTTGGGTGGGCCGAAGGCGTACTGAAGCATATCCACGACGAACAGACACGCTGGGGCAGACAGTACAGTGTGGCCACGGACAGGGTTTACCCCCCGTCTGATATAGCGCAGGCTGCTGGTATTATCATGCTGGAGATGGAAACACGCTCCACCATTACCCCTGAGGAGCTGACGAAGGTTAAACGCCAGCTAACAGCCTCTAAGGCTCGTGAGACCAAGGCAGGTAAGAAGCTAGCCAAGGTGCGAGAAGAGCTGTCAGAGAGCCAGCAGGAGCTTCAG